TTCTAAGCAACAAGCTTGACCTTTAGCTAGGCATAGCACAAACTGATCGCGTTCAGTTTTTCCTTCTGAACGTGTTTGTGACCCTCGCTGACTGAGGCATCAGTTGGTGAGGGTCTTTTTTATTACAGCTGGGTTTCCCTCTGGCGAGTAATCGTCCAGTGATGGGGCAACGAGGCGTGCGCCCTTCGCATAAACTCTGTGAATTGCCGAGCTGTTGTGACCGAGGGCTACCATCGCCAACCTCTCAGGCATGCCAGCTTGGAAGGCTCGTTCAGCCCACGCATATCGATAGCTGTGCAGTGAGATGCCATCGATGTCGCAACGCTTGCATAACCTACGAAATATAGATGCTCTGTCTTTGCTGTTGATCTTCTCGATGGCTGGAAGGAACAGACCTTTACTGCGTCCATACTTCAGTGAGTTGAGGAGAGCTTTGACTTTCTCAGAGAGATGCTGGGCAGCGCGTGAGCCTGTCTTATGTCTCCTGTATACGAGCACATCACCATCCATATCCTCGATGCGAAAGGATGCAGCATCTGACTGAGCGGCCCCTGTTTCCCAGAGCAATTCCAGATAGCATGACCACCTGTAGCTGTGAAGGTTTGAACACAACATGCGATGCTCTTCAAGCGTGACCGCACGCTTAATTACTTTGACTTTTTTTGGGAACATTTTCTTGGGCAGCACAACGTGTGACCTCGCTCCCAGATCAATCGCCAGCTGTTGGAGAGCGGAAAGATAGACCTGAGTCATCGAGCCTCCGTTGTTGAGCAGCTCCAGAAAATCACAACCAGTTGTTTCTGTTATGTCACTATGCCTGAGCTGGTTCCAGCGTGGCATCTTGAACTCGTTGTGCTTGCGCTGCTGTGTTTGTGGCTTGCCAGTAGAGGCATACATTGTCATTAAGTTTTCCCATTTCATCGTGTTTGTTATTGATGTTATTAAGAGTGCATGTATGGTGCGGCCCATTGGTAGCACGCTTAGCTCAGCGGTAGAGCACTGCCTTCACACGGCAGTTGTCGCAGGTTCGATCCCACCATTTTTTTCTAGTCGATCCCGACCATCAGACAGTAAATGTCCCACCATTTATGCAAAATAATTGGCATGTATAACCCCAACTACACTTTGCACACATACATGCCATACATTGAACTGTCAGATCAGAGCTGGGACCACCTACGTGAGCTGGCTAATCATCAGGAAACAAGCCGTCATGCTCTTTTAGCTGACCTAGTTTCCGCCGCTTTTCGTGCTCTGCCTCCAGCAGATACTCCACCACTTGAGTCTTTGAACGACGAGACGCCTTAGCGAGAGCGTCAAGCATATCGCTTGTCTGGTGTGACACCCAAAAGCCTACCCGCTTCCGGTCATCTGATCGTTTGTTCGGCATGCCGTTATCCTAGTTCTATATTTTAATTCAGAAAAATCCAGAAAAAAAACTTTACACAGGTGTGCTTCCACCTGCATCATGTGGGTACCACATGATTTCCACCACCAAAACAAAACTAAAGTCTGTCCTGATAACTGAGAAGGCTCACCGACAACTCGCAGCTTACGCTCGTAAACAGGGAAAGAAACTTCAGGCAGTGGCAGATGAGGCAGTCAAAAAATACTTCAAATGAAAGACCCAGAAATCCGAGACGAGATCGTCAACAAATTCCAAACAGAGTTCCCGCCGAAGTTCGATGCAGGAACCCGCGAACACAATCCAGATGGAGACAAAGGGCTGTGGAGAATGAGCATCCCTCAACTAGCACATGCAGTGCGTGAAGAGGTGTATGACCTGCTCGCCTATGTCAGCACAATGGAGAAAAAATTTCTTGCGGAACAGACCGCTAAGGAAATGAAGACAACCGAAACAAAAAACAAATAGAAAGAAATACATATGTTCCTAACAGCAGAAACTACCACCAAAAAGGACTTCGAAATACACGCAAAAGGCCCATGTAAGGGTGTGTGCACAGAAGTAATCACGCAGAACAAAAAAACAAACGAGCCATTCAGTAACAAGAATAACGAGGGAGAGGTTAAGCACCAGATGATTCTGGTTTTTCAGACTGACAAGACCGTTGAAACAGAGGAGGGGAACGAGCATTGCGTTCACTGGGAATGGTTCAACATCCCTCGATCATTGGACAATGAAAACAGCAAGCTCCACAAATTCCTGAATAACTGGGAAGTAGCTATACAGGACTACGAGACGCAGGAAGCGTTTGCTGAAGCGGTTGTGGGTAAGCCAGCTCATCTGGTTTTCACGCACAACAAAGGCGATAACGGGAAGACTTACAGCAACCTGACCAGTTGCACAGCAGTGGAAGACCCAGCTGATGCTTGGGTCGCGAAGGATTACAATGCCTACAACGTAATACCATTCTAAGGTTATGTTCCTATCCGCAACACCTCACTCCAGAACCAGAGAACTAAGCGGAGACGGGGGCGGTCATTGGTATTATCCCGATGGTCGTCCTCTTCACACTGTTCAGTCGAAGGATGGAAGTGAGAGGAACACAACTAAACGAGACGCTCGCAAGCTGGGCCTGTATCCCAGCGTGACCACCATTACTAAAGTCATTGGCAACCCTTCACTTGATCGATGGAAACAGCAGCAAATGCTCAATGCATGTGTGGCTATGCCCATTCGACAGGGGGAGGATCTTGCTGAGTATGAGGCAAAGGTAAAGGGTATGGCTCAGAAGAAGATGGTGGATGCCAGAGCTTTCGGGAGCTTGATGCATAACGCAATCGACGAGCTTAACAAATCCTTTTACTTAGGCAGCGAGTATGCCGAGATCGCTGACTACGTAAAGCACTACGCTCAGTGGCTGAAGGAATCCAAAGTTGAGATACTGGACAGCGAGTTCGTTGCTGTCAGTGATCGCTACGGTTACGCGGGACAGGTGGATGCCATTGCAAAAGTGGACGGTAAAATGACATTGCTTGACTACAAAACGCAGGACGTTAAGACCGACTCCAAAGGTAACCTCAAACCTAACTACTACGACAGCTGGTTATGGCAGTTAGCTGCCTACAAGAACGCTGAGTGGGCAGGCAAACCTAAGCGAATCACTCAAGTAATGAGCGTGGTCCTCTGCTCTCACACTCCAGCTCCACCGATGATCAAAGTGTGGTCGAAGGATGAGCTGGATGCAGGTTGGAAAACCTTTCGAGCTGCCTGTGAAATCTGGCAGCTGACCAACAAATTCAACCCCTCACTCAACGTCGAACAGCTTAAGAGTAACACCAATGGGCAAGTCGCAGCGTGAGAAAGGGAAGAGAGGCGAGAGGCAGTGGCGGGATAAACTCCGTGCAGCAGGGTTCAATCCCGCCACTACATATCGAGCGTCTCAGTATAGCGGGAAAGCTCCTGACGGCAGCTCTGCTGACGTTGTATGCGCGGAGCTACCCGACATATACTGGGAGGTTAAAAACGTAGAGAGGCTCAATGTCTGGGCCGCCTACGAGCAAGCCAAGCAAGATGCAGGGGGCGGGAAATTACCTGTGGTTGCTCATACAAAAAACCAATACCCGTGGCTGGTGACGATGGATGGCGAGCAGTTCCTCGACATCCTACGACAGTCGGACCTAGTCAAGACACAAACATCACGCGGAGGAAAAAATGGAAGGGAAGGAGATCGTGATGCCGAATGACGTATTGAGTTTGGCGATTGGGATGGGATCAAAACTGATCATCGCATTTGTTTTGAACCACCCAAAACATACACAGCAGGAGGTGGCAGAGATGCTTGGGACCTCCAGACGGAACGTGGCAAAGGCTGTCGCGTTGGCAAAAACGGAATGTGAACATCTGTTCACACAGTGTGAACAACTGTTCACAGAAAAGAGAACAACTGTTCACACTCCTTTAAAGAAAGAAAGAAATAAAGAAAAGGAAGAGACAACACCCACTCCTACGACTCGGAAAATACCAGACTTTTCTGAGGTCCAAGTCTTCGCAGCAAGCGAGGGTCGCCCCGAACTAGCAGAGGAGTTCTTCGACCACAACTCCGAAGCAGAATGGATGACCCGACGAGGAGAACCGATCACTGCTTGGAAGAGCTGGTTCCGTGGGTGGGCAAAAAATAAAAGCACAGCAACCACTACAGGCAAGAAACACAAAAGCAAAGCAAACACAATCTCAATGGAAGACATGCGATACATGTCCGACTACGAGACACAAACACGCAACAAGAAATAAAAACACAGAAGGAAAAACAAATGGAAGAAATACCAAAGGATACCCCAGCGGAACTTGCACTACTAGGTGCTGCCATTTTGGGGAAATACTCAGACATCTCCGCTTCGGGATGCAACGCAGATTATTTTAACGACCTCCGATGTCGAGCTGTATGGATCGAAATGGAGGCGATGGACTCAGAGGGTGTGAGCCTCACATGCGAAACCGTATGTCACAGGCTTCGCAATCATAAGGATGTTAGCATTCTCGACATCAATGATATGGTTGACAGCTGTAGCTCACCAGTCAACTGGCCTTACTGGAACAGCATAGTCATCGAGAAGATGAAAGCCCGTGAAGTGCAGCAAGCAGGATGGAAGCTAGTGCAGGAGGCTACAACTACCGCCAGCATCGATGACTTGGTTTCTCAGGCTGAGTCCGTGGTCTACGGACTGACCAAAGTGGTGGCTACTGATCCTGATTCTCGGAAGAACTCTTTTCAGAGAGTCATCCAATCTCTGGAGGATGCCCATAACGGCAAGGCAAAGGGGGTAGAAACGGGTTTCCCGTCTCTTGACCGTATCTTAGGCGGGCTACGTGGTGGACAGCTCTGTGTGCTTGCTGCGCGTCCTGCTGTCGGGAAGTCTGCGATGGCTGGGAACATAGCTACTCACCTAGTTCAGCAGGGACACGGGGTTGGCTTCTTCTCATATGAGATGACGGCTGATGAACTGAACATGAGAATGCTCAGCAGTGTGGCTGATGTTGATCTCGTTGGTGATGTCCTCAATCAGAACGAAGACGCAACGGGGAGGGTGCAAACAATCCAGAAAACCAGCACGCATGTCCCGAGTCTAGCTAAGGCTCCACTTCATATCATCGACAACGCGTCACTGAGTGTGCATCAGATCCGAAGCCGCGCTCGTAAACTGGTAAAGGATGAAGGCATCAAGCTTGTCATCATCGACTACCTGCAACTGATCAAGCCCTCTGTCGATGACAAACGCAGAGATCGTCACCTCCAAATTGGAGCGATCACAGCTGGACTTAAACAGATGGCAATGGAGCTGGATATACCTGTCGTCGCTTTGGCTCAGCTTAACCGTGGTGTGGAGGGTAACAGAGCGCAGAGCGCAGCTGACAAACGACCCAAGCTCTCTGACCTACGTGAGAGTGGAAGCATTGAGCAGGATGCAGATCTTGTGTTGTTTCTCTACGCGGAGCAAATGCTTTTCGATGGCCCGAATGTCCTGCTCAAACTCGCCATTGGAAAAAACAGAGCTGGGAGACAGGGAGCAATTGATCTTGTTCTCGTCCGCAACCGCACACGCTTTGAAGAGGCGAGTGAACCGCACCACGAAGAGTGGCTTAATAGAAAACGCAGCGAGCAGATTGCTGATGACTAAACACTTTCGCCAACCAAACGAACTCTGAGATATGTTGGACTGCCTACAACTGGCAGTGGCGAATAAAGGGGGGACACACGGTGTGTCCTCCCACTCACACAAAAGAAAATAATGAGCTTCATTAAACGACTGAGTGACATGCTGGGTATACCAGCAGAAAGGGAGAAACTAAACAAAACAGTTTCTGATATTAAGACCAGACTCAACGAGCTGGAGGCTAGGCCAGCTAACGCAAAGACGAATCCATTCGTGTTTGAGTTAAGGAATGACTCAGCTGGTTACGCTGACAAAAGCTGGGAAGAAATTATTAAACAGGGACAAGCGGCACAGGCTGGTTACCGTGATAAGTCCGAGTCTTACTGGCAGGACAAACAGGGGAACAGCCCAAGCGGTAGAGGTTGGTATGGTTCTTTTGAAGCTCCGAAGGTGGTGATCCTTTGCACCGAACCTGTCTACAACTTCCGCAACACAGCTAGACTAGCTGGATCATTTCAAGTTAGCAGTCACGCTCATATGGGCAGCGTGCTTCGCTTTCACGGGGATGGTCCTAGCGTGCTCAAAGATGATAACGGTTGGTGGCATCAGACAGGTGCAGCTATTGGCCTGTATGTCGAGCCATCGACTCTCGTTGAAGGGAGAGACGTTCGCAACTTTGAGCAAGCCATAAGCAACGTCACCATCGTAGGCCATCGTGGTTCAATGCCGATCTACATATCTGATAACGCATTTAACTTTCGACTAAACGACTGCAACCTACAGTCACATCAGGGGTCGAGGATCATCGTCAAGCACGGGCCAGCTGTAGGTGCGAGCTGGTATCCTGTCAGTCAGAAACCCAGCGGAAACAACTACCTGCCTGATCCTGTCTTTAAAGACTGCCTTATTGAAGGCGTTCATAAATGGGATCGACGCAACACTGGCATCTGTGTCAGCGGAAACAACATTCAGTTCCACGGTTTAAACTTTTATGGCGTTGTCACTGGGATTATGTCAACTGGACAGGGGAGAACAGTCAGCGGCTGCACGCTACATCACGGTGCAACGGGTGATGGAAGAACGTGGGGGACCAAAGAACAGATGGCTCTAGCTATACTCAGTAGACGCGAACACCAGAACACAGACTCGATTCAGAACAACCCTACATTTCCTGTGCTTAACCCGATCAAGCAGTCCAGAGCTAATGAGAGCTTAGGTTGGTATCAAAAAGGGGAGGCATTCATATGAGTGATATTAATGCGAACGATGCAGAAGAGATGACCAGCGGTCTAACACCTGAAGGTCTGAACCTAGCTGACATAGCTAGGCTGATGGACAAAGGTTGCGATTACTTCTGGGCTAAGCGAGGTGGTGATCCTCACCGTAAAATATTCAACAATCGGAGACAACCCGCGAACAGGAATGCTGGCTGACGGAAGATATACACCCACACCAAAAGCTGGACGCAAATCAAAGGTCTGCTCTTGGTGTGGTAAGCGAAAGAAAGTGGAGGACTTCCACAAGCGAGCAGCATCCAAAGATGGACTCCAGCACGGATGCAAACAATGCAAAGAGGAATACAGCGTAGCCTATGCAGAAACACGCAGCGAAAGATATTACAGAAGATGCAATCATTGATTGGTTTGAAGAACATTGGGAAGCGACTGTTGTCCCTTATTGGAAACTTAAATACCCACCCCACTGGGAGGAGCTTAAGTCAGCAGCTAAGAGTGTGGGGTCCAGCGAGGGCCACGATCTGGGGGTGTGGCAGGAGGACAGGCGTCTGCAAAAACACTGGGAAGAGCGTGCCAGAAAACTGGCTGCAACTCCTAATGTTACGAAGAACGAAATCTACACTGCCATCGAGGGAGTCAAAACCAACAGCGACTTGGTGCAGCTACTGAAGGACCAGCTTAAACGAGCTAAGTGACAGAGGATACGCAGCCCTACGAAGACTTGATGGCAGCTATAGTAATACAAGCTGCTGGAGATTTTGTGGACGCGTATCACGCTGGACTGATTGCCAATGACAATAAACTCAATATGGCTGCGGTGAGAGTAGCTATATACGACAACCAAAAAAAACGCTGTCCATTCCCAAGAGGTATGGACAGCACTGACATCCAGACAGCACTAAGCTTCTTCTTTACTGAAGGCGTATTAGAGAAAGTCATTCCGTGCGACTGGGACATTGATGCGAACGGACTACGAGATGCACTGGTTCGATCAGCTAAAGCAGGACGCAAGATCTGTAGCTATTACGGCTACGACAAAAACAAACGCGATGATTATTAAGCGAGTTACGCAGATACACTCTAGCTACGAAAGACTGGGAGTCTTTGAGCGGGTCAGCTTAGAAAGATGGAAAGCACTCAACCCCGATGTCGATCACCGTTTCATTACTGACGCAGACATTGACAGCTGGATAGAAGGAAGGTGGCCCCAGTATGTGGACCTTTACCGTAACATGCTTCCGATCTGCCGTGCTGGAGTGCAGCGATTAGCTGTCGTGCTGAGATGGGGTGGCCTGTATGCAGACTGCGGAACATACCCCATTAGGCCCATTGGTAAGTTCAAGCCTTTCGATCTGTGGGATGGTGATCTCGTAATGTTTAAACTTAAGGATCGTGATCATCAGGGGATGATCAGCATATACGGTCCAAATGTAGATACGCATATGAAGCTGACCACTGACTGCATCTTTGCAGCAGAGCAGGGGCATCCGTTTCCCCAGCTAATGATCGACGCAATCTTTGCGCGAACAGCTGAACGTAATGGTAGTGGTTTGTATGTCGAGACTGATGGCACGTTTCGACTTCGACGATGGGTCTTTGATACTGCGAGCGTGCATATCTACAGCGAAGTAGCTCACAAGCACGGCATCATTCCGCGTGATGGTTTAGCTGATGCTCACGATCCCGATCTCATTGAACGACCTTACATGTGTAACACGTATCGTTACTCCACTGAAAGCTGGCTAAAGGAAAACAGGTTTGTTCGTGATGGCGTGGATAAGACTACCGATGAATTGCAGAACTTAAATAAACTCAAAAGGATTTACGGGATATGATGTCGGAAAGAAGACAGGCAGCTGCTGAAGCTGAAGAGCATGTGTGTGAGTTAATTGCTGAAGCGCGTAAGGAATGGATACTGGTGCGTCCTTACAACAGATACGCTGCGCTCGATGGACTTGCTTACAGTCGAGACACAAAGCAGATAGCAGCAGTCTTTGAAGTTAAGTGTCGCAACATGTCGCTCAACGATATGGCAAACACGCACGACTTTGCGATGCTTGTCGAGCTAAACAAGCTACTTGACCTGCAAGCTGCCAGTAAGATGTGGGGTGTCCCAAGCTACATGTAT